GTCCGGGCCAGGTGGACCGCTCCGGCCGTCGCGTACGTGGCGTCTACCGCCTCGGTGCCACCGCGGGTGAAGGTCCACCGGTCGCCGCGGTTCAGCTTCTGCGTGTGCTCCACCTGGCCGGTGAGCATCGGGTCCCGCGGGTGCCGCAGCTGGTCCGCCTCCACGACGTCTGCCAGGCCCATGCATACCGCGGGCGTCTCCGCCTTGAGCTCTTCGACGACGCAGCGGCGCGGCGGCCACAGCACCCCGCCGACCCGCTTGCGGGTGCCCAGGTCGGCGGCGATGGCGGCGGCCGGCCCGTCCGGGAACCATCCGATGGCGCGCGGCCGGAGCTTGGCGGCCAGGGCGGGCAGCTCAGCGCGGACCGCTTTGGTGCACCCGAATCCGTGCCACACCTTGACCACCTCCACGTAGGTGATCCCCTCGAGCGTGGCCGCGGCCATCAGGGTGGCGTGCGACCCGTCCAGCGCCACGTCCAGGCACAGCGCAAGCTGGGCCCGGTGCTTGGCCAGGTCGACAAGATCGTCATCGTCCAGACCGGAGTCTTTCCACCGGTCCGCGTTGATGGCCGGGTCGAGCAGCGTGACGCGCATACACAGCGTCTCGGTCTTGTAGCCGGTGAGCTCTTCGCCACCGGCACGCTTCGCCCGCATCGCGTCACCGATGATCGAGTCCAGGTCGATGCGATGTCCCAGGTTCGGGTTAGCCTGAGCGATTGCCCGCGGGTCGGTCGGGTCGGACCCGGCCGGAGCGGACCACTCGAACAGGCCCAACCGCCGGTCACCCTGCCCGGTCTCGATGAACTCCAGGGCGGATTCCCGTAGCGAGTCCAGCACCACCGACGTGGCGTCTCCCTGATTCGTGATGGCCACGCACTGGCCATCGGCTACCGCGGTCATCGCCTTCACTGCCGCGTTGTACGTGTCCCAGGTGGTGTGCTCCCGGAGCTCGTCCAGCACGATCCGGTCCACGGTCCACGACCGGCCGGCGCGCCGGTTCGGCGCGGCGAACCGGTACCGGGATCCGGTGAGTGTGACCAGTGCCTCTTCCCCGATGGTCTCCCGGATCGCGGCCGGACCGTACAGGGGCTCTAGGACGTCGCACCCCAGGGCCATGTCCGCTACCGCGCGCCAGGATTCCTTCGCCGCGTCCCGGCTCGTCGACGTGCCCAGCACCAGCGCAACCCGTTCGACGTGCAGCCAGAACAGGATGAGCACCCGGCAGAAGGTGGTCTTGCCGTTCTGCCGCGCGACGAGCGCGAGCACCATCCGGAAGCGGGGCCGGCCGTCGGGCAGGAGTTCACCCATGTGGATGGCGAGCCACTGCTCCCAGGGGTCGAGCGGCCACCCGATGTCTTCCGCGAAGTCGATCAGGAGGTACCCGTACGACGTGTCAGGGGTCAGCTCACGGAGCGGAGGCGTCCACAGTCGCGGGGTCACGCTGCCGGTTACGGCGGCGGCTGAGCTCGTCGATCCGGTTGGCGCCGGGAGACTGGACACGGGACTTACCTCTCTGCGCCAGGGCACGCGCACGGGGCGACATCTGGAGTGCCTCGAGCGCGGCCAGCATGGCCGGGCCCAGCTTCGACAAGTCTCCCCCGGCGTCGATCGCGTCGGCGTACTTGCGGGCCAGGTCGGCCGTGGCCTTGTCCCGCGCGCCGGCGGGCTCCGCGTCCAGGGCAGCGTCCAGGGACTCCCGCAGCGTCATGATCGGCATGGTACCCCCGGGGGGGTATGCTGCCTGCTGTGAAGTGGCCCTGGACGAAGACCGGTTTGCCGGTCACTAACTCCGTGCCCGTGTCCGTCCGGGAGTGGGGCTTCGCCGCGATGTTCGCCCCCGGTGGGGTGGCGGACTACTCCGGCGCGAAGATCGATCAGGACCAGGCCATGGGCCTGTCGGCGGTGTTCCGGGCCGTGTCGCTGGTGGCCGGCACGCTCGGGTCCCTGCCGCTCGAGACGCTGCGCCGGCTGGACAACGGCACCGACGAGCGCGTGACGTCGATCTTCGACGATCCGGACGGCCCGGACGGCCAAACGCAATTCGAGTGGACGGAGACGTTCTTCGCGCACCTGATGATCCACGGCAAGGCGGGAGCGCTGAAGATCCGCAACGCGGCCGGCGGCCTGGTCCGTCTGCCGCTGGTGCACCCCGGCCTGTTCACCGTCGAAGCGCACGACGAATCGAAGCATGGCGAGCGGCCCCCGGTCGGCGGGTACTGGTTCCGCGTCCAGATCGGTGACGGGAAGTACGTCAAGCTGGACGGCGAATCGTTCTGGTGGGTCCCGGCCATGAGCCTGGACGGCCGGACCGGGCTGGGCCTGCTCCAGGTCGCCCGCGGGTCCCTGGCCACCACGCAGGCCGGTGACCGCCGGTCGCACTCGATCATGGCCAACGGCGCGCAGATGTCCGGCATCGCGTCCCCGGAAGACGATCTCGAAGAGGGCGAAAGCCTGGACGAAGTGCGGCGCGAGCTCAACGCGGCCACGGCCGGGGTCGACAACGCGGGGAAGATCGCGCTCGTGACGCGCCGGCTCAACTTCACCCCGTGGGCCATGACCGCGGTCGACGCGCAGTTGCTCGGGTCCCGGCAGTTTCAGATCGAAGAGGTAGCCCGGTGGTCCGGGGTGCCTCCGCACCTGCTCATGCAGACCGAAAAGCAAACGTCCTGGGGTACCGGGGTCGAAGAGCAGAATCGGGCCCTGGGCCGGACGGTGCTCAACCCGTGGTCGAACCGGCTCGAGGGTCGCGGGTCGCGCCTGCTCGCCAATCCGCGGCGCCTACAGATCGACTTCTCTGGGCTCGAGCGGCCGTCACCGGACAAGGAAATCGAGCTGTTGCTCAAGCAGACGGGCGGCAAGCCGATCTTGACGCAGAACGAAGCGCGGAAGCGGCTGGGCCTGCCCCCGGTGGCCGGCGGCAACGTGCTGAACGCGCCGGCGCCGGCGCAGGTCCCGGCCGGCGGCGACCCGGACCCGGAGGGGGACCCCGATGCGGACGCCTAAGCACCCGATCAGCGCGCTCCGGGCGGCCTGGCGCGCCGCGTCCGACGACGTGGTTTCACGTGAAACACCGTGCTTCCGGGTCGTCAACGCGGACTCCGACCGGCCGAAGCTGTACGTGTACGACATGATCGGCGGCTGGGACAACGACGCTGGGGAGTTCGTCCAGGCGGTCCACGCCATCGACGCGCCGGCCATCGACCTGCACATCAACTCCCCCGGCGGATTCGTCTACGACGCGGTGGCCATGTATGAGGCGCTGGCCGGCCACGACGCGGACGTCCACGTCAAGATCGATGGGTTGGCCGCGTCGGCCGCGTCGTTCCTGGCCATGTCGGGGACCACGGTGGACATCGCTAAGGGTGGCCGCATGATGATCCACGACGCGCAGGGGATCGCCATCGGTGGGCCGGCCGAGCTGCGGGAGTACGCCGACCTGTTCGACGCGGTGTCCGACGACATCGCGCAGTACTACGCCGACCGGGCCGGCGGGTCCGCGGCGTCGTGGCGCCAGGCCATGACCGCCACCACGTGGTACTCATCGTCGGAGGCGGTCGACGCGAAACTGGCTGACCGGGTGACCGGCGGCAGCAAGGCAGAGAGCGCGGAAAACCGCGCGTCACAGCTCGTCCGGGCACGTGCCCGCGTTGCCCTGGGAGGGGTGAAGTAGTTGCGCACCATCGAAGAGATCATGGCGGCGATGACCGCTCTGATGGACGGCGCGGCGGACCGCGCGCTGACCGCCGAAGAGATCACCAATTACGAAGCGCTCGAGGCGGAGCTCACGCAGGCGCGCGCCGACGCGCAGGCGCGGCAGCGGCACGCGGCCTACAACGCCGTGCCGAATCCGCTCCGCCCGGCTGGGCCGGCGGAGGTGCGGGAGCCGCTGCCGTACAACGTCGCCCGGGTCGACGGCCGTGCCGTGTTCAACCGCGGGACCAACGGCCATGACTTCAGCTCCGACGTGTTCGCCATCATCAACACCGGCGGCAGTGATGCCGACGCGGTGGCCCGGGTGAACTCCCTGATCGGTGCCGCGTTCAACCCGACCAACGACGTGGACCGGGCCGACACGGCGAGCCTCAACCCGAACCGGTACGCGCCGGAGCTCTGGCAGCCCCAGATGGACTTCAGCACCCCGCTGTGGGACATGATCAACTCGGGCACCACCGACGGCACGAGCTTCGACGTGCCGAAGTACAACTCTTCGTCCGGCCTGGTGGGCCCGGCCACGGAGGGTGTCGAGCCTGCCCCCGGCGCGATGACCGTGACGTCGCAGACGATCACCCCGACGCAGGTCTGGGGAAAGGTCGAGGTGACGCGCCAGGCCGCGCGCCGCGGCGGCCGGCCGGAGCTCTCCGGCATCCTGTGGGACCAGATGCTGCGGGAGTACTACGAAGACCGGGAGGCGGCCGTCGCCACCTTCCTGAACACGCTGACCGCGGCGACGGACATCACGGTGACCGGGTCGCCCGCGTCCCCGACCAACGACAATGACCAGACGTCCGTGCAGTCTCTCGAAGCGTCGCTGGTGGACCTGCTCTTCGCCCGCGGCGGCAACCGCTTCCGGGCGTTCGCCGTGCACCAGGCGCTGTACCGCCTGCTCGCCCGGGTCACCGACGACAGCGGCCGGCCGCTGTACCCGCAGATCAGCCCGATGAACGCCAACGGCACGGCGGAGCAGTTGTGGACCACGCTCAGCATCGGCGGCGTCCGGGCGGTCCCGGCGTGGGCCCTGGGTACCGTGTCCACCACCCCGACCAACTCCTGGCTCTTCGACCCGACGAAGGTCCGCGGCTGGGCCAGTGCGCCGGAGCGGCTGGACTGGAACTTCGGCACCACGATCCAGACCACCAACATCCCCCAGCTGAGCCACGTCACGATCGGCATCTACGGGGACGTGGCGTTCGCCAACCTGGACATCAACGGCGTGCGCCAGGTGATCTTCGACCCGAACACCGCGGCCTAGGCCATGGCGAAAATCTCGGAGAATCGGCGGGCCGCGGCGCAGGTGCCGCGGCTGAAGGAGCGGATCCGGCAGCTCCAGGCGGAGGTGCGCAAGCTGCGCGCTGAGGCTGCGGCGCACGCGGGCAACAAGCGGTCCGACAAGACGAGCGACTGAAGGGAGGCACGGCCGTGACCTGGGCACCGGACTACACCACGCGAGCACTGCTCAAGAGCTATCTGCGGATCGAAGACACCGCGGATGACGCGTTCATCGATCAGTGGATCACGGCCGTGTCCCGCAACGTCGACGATCACTGCGGCCGGCAGTTCGGCCAGGTGGCCGCGCCGGAGCTCCGACAGTACGTCGGCACCTGGGATCCGCACCTGTGCGCGTGGATCTATTCCATCGACGACCTGTTCGACATCACGGGCTTCACGGTGGTGACCACCGCCGCGGTGGCCGTGACGTCCTACGACCTGTACCCGCTGAACGCGGCGCCGCGCGGCAAGCCATACACGCAGCTGCGGACCACGGTGGGCGGCGGCGGCCGACTGACCATGCTCGGCCCCTGGGGGTGGCCGGAGACTCCGGCGTCCATCCCGACGGCCATGCACCTGCAAGCGGCCCGGCTCGCCGCGCGCCGGGACTCCCCGTTCGGGGTGGCCGGCGCGCCGTCGGAGGGTTCGGAGCTCCGTCTCCTGGCCCAGCTGGACCCGGACTTCCGCACCGTGCTGAAGCCCTACGTGCGCCGGTGGTGGGCCCGGTGAAGCTGGACGCCGTGATGGACGAAGTAGCGGCCACGCTGTCGAAGATCACGGGCCTGCGCGTGACCGCGTACCCGCCGGAATCGGTGGTGCCCCCGGCCGGCTACGTGTCGTACCCGGAGTCCGTCAATTTCGACGAAGCGTACGGGCGCGGGGAAGACAAGATCACAGACCTACCGATCGTGCTGCTCGCATCCCGGGTGACCACCCGCGCGGCCCGCGACACGGCGGCGGCCTGGGCCTCCGGCGACGGACCCAAGTCGGTGAAGGCAGCGCTCGAGGCGCACACCTGGCGGACCTGCGACGATCTCACCGTGACGTCCTGTGAGTTCGACGTCGAACGGATCGCCAACGTGTCGTATCTCGCCGTGATGTTCAGGGCGACCGTAGTTGGACCCGGAGAGGAATAACCATGCCCACCAGCCTGAAGACGACCGTCACGGCGTCGATCGCGACCGTGCACAAGAACTTGTTGGACCTGTCGACGCCGACGGACACCCTGGACCAGTCCGTCAAGATCACGTTGACCAACGGGACCGCGGCCAACTCCGCCGACCTGTGCTTCCACGACACTCGGACCCTGGCCGCGTCCGCCTCCGAAGACCTGGACTTGGCCGGGGCCCTGGCCGGGCCGTTCGGCGCGGCGCAGGTCTTCGCTGAGGTCCGGGCCATCATGATCAAGGCGGCGGCCGGCAACACCAACAACGTCCGGGTGTCCCGGCCGGCGGCCAACGGCGTGCCGCTGTTCCTGGCCGCGTCCGACGGTATCGACGTACCGCCCGGGGGTGTGTTCCTGTGGTCGTGCCCGGCGGACGGCAAGCTGGCCGTGACCGCGGGCACCGGGGACCTGATCACCATCGCCAACTCTGCCGCCGGATCCACCGTCACGTACGACGTGGTCATCGTCGGCACCAGCGCATAAGGGAGAGCGGCAGACATGGCGCGCACGCACAGCAAGCACACCGTGATCATCATCGACGGCAACGACATCTCGCAGCACTGCACGGACTCCAACGTCGAAGAGTCGTCGGGCACCGAGGACAACACGACGTACGGGAAGAACAAGGTCGTCAAGGATCCGACGCTGGGGGACGGCGCGTTCGGGTGCTCCGGGAAGTACGACTCGTCGGCCACCGGTCCGCGGGCCGTGCTGAAGCCGCTGGTGGGCACGAAGGTGACCGTGCAGTACCGGCCGGAGGGCACCGGGTCCGGGCTGCCCCAGGACACCTTCGACGCGGTGATCACGAAGTACACCGAAACCGCTCCGGTGGCCGGCTACCGGCTCTGGAGCCTCGAGACGGAACCGTCGGACGACTGGGATTCGACGGACCAGGCATAGCAGAAAGTAGGTCAGCACCATGACCGGAACGCCACAGACCCGGCCGACCCGGCGCCGCGCCGCAGCACCCGCGCCGGCGCCGGCGGCCAACGGGTACGCCACCGCCGACGACCTGATTGAAGGGGACCTAGGCGACGGCGAAGACGTCACGCTGCCGTCCGGCCGGATGGTCCGGGTCCGCGGCCTGTCCCGCCATGAGCTGTTCTTCAACGGCAAGGGAACCGAGGACAGCGCGCTGCTCGAGCGGCGCAACGTCGCGTCGTGCCTGCTCATCCCGAAAATGACGATGGCGCAGCTCGAGGCGTGGCAACGGAGCTCGTCGGCCGGCGGCGACTTCAAGGCGCTGTCGGAGGTCATCCGGGACATGTCCGGCCTGGGTGAGGGTGCCGACAAAAGCGGCGTACGACCTGTTGGAGAGTGACCCCGGGGTCGAGCTGGACTTCTTCCTGGCGGAGCGGCTGGGGTGGGGGTCGGTCGAGCGGATGCGCCGGGGGATGAGCAATGCGGAGTGGCTGACGTGGTCGGTCTACTACGCGCGGAAGGCGCAGCGGCGGCAGCTGGCCGCGGGAGGGTGACCGGGTGGACGTCAAGATCGGTGTCGGTGGCCTGGCCCAGCTGAGTCGCGGGCTGAAGGCGGTCGACGCCGACGCGCCGAAAGAGCTCCGGATCGGGCTGAACGCTGCGGCGCAACTGCTCGTCGACAAGACCCGGCCGGAGGTCCCATCGGTGTCCGGCGCGGCCCGGCGCAGCATGGTGGCCAGGTCGACGCGGACGTCCGCCCGGATCGCTGTCGGTGGCGTCAAGGCGCCGTACTTCCCGTGGCTGGACTTCGGCGGCCAGGGGCGGATCGCGGGCCGGCCGGCGCCGCGGCCGTTCCATCCCGACGGCCGGTACGTCTACCCGACGTTGCGCCGGATCCGGCCGCAGATCGAGCGGGAGTTGCAGGAGCGGATCGCCGCGGTGATCCGCGGCGCCGGACTGGTGGAGGGCTGACGTGGCCGGCAACAAGATGACGTTGGAGTTTGCCGGCGATGCCAGCAAGCTCCAGGCCGCTGCGCAGAAAGCCACCGCGGCCACGGAGCAGGTCGGCCAGGCCGCGAAGAACGCGGGCGGCGACTTCGACAAGGCCGGGCAGCAAGGCGACCGGTACGGCGAGAAAATCGCGAACATCGGGTCCGGCGTCACCGGCATGACCGACGCGGTGGACTCCGCCGGAGCGGCCGTGCAGGGCCTGGCCGATATCCAGTCGGCCAGTGCGCAGCGAGCGGCCCGGCACGCGCGGGCCCTGGCGGATGTCGAGCAGGCCGGGATCGACGCTGAGCAGGCCACCGTCGATCTCAAGCAGGCCCAGCTGGACCTGAACCAGTCGTTTGTCGACGGCAAGCAGGCCGCGCTGGACGCCACGCAAGCGGATCAGGACGTCGAACAGGCCGCGCTGGACGCGAAGGTGGCGCAGGAGGACTACAACGCGGCGGTGAAGGAGTACGGCGCCGGCAGCAACGAGGCGCGGCAGGCCGCGCTGGACCTGTCGCAGGCGGAGCAGGACAAGGCGCAGGCGCTCGTCGACGCTGAGCAGGCGCAGGCGGACGCGGCGCAGGCGGTCAACGACGGGAAGCAGGCCGCGGTCGACGCGGCGCAGGCGGTCCGGGACGGCAAGGATGCCCAGCTGGACCTGAACGATGCGATGCGCGAGGCAAACCCGTCCGGGCTGCAAAAGTGGGCCGATAACATCGCGCTCGTGACGCCGCTGCTGTCCGCGATGGTCGGCG